CCACATGTCTTATCCTGATTCAGTATATGCAAAACTTTCTGATGAAGAAAGACCTATTCTTGTAAAAGAAGATTACATAGTAAATAAGTGGTTTCCTAAGAAAGAAATACAAGCTGGAATAGATAAGGTTATAAAGTTAGAGGTAACCCCTGAAATGAGGTTCTTAAACTCTTGTGAGTATGCTTTAAAGGCACTTCAAGATTTTAATTATTCTGTAGATTTTAAAGCTAAAGATGATAAAGGTAGGCCAATGTTTAAACTTACAGAAGTTATTGCTTCTATAGAGAAAGCAGGAAGGCTATTTGAATCTATACTATCATTAAAAGAAACTATCAATAAAACCAAAACTGCTAAAGTTAAAAGAAAAGGTAATGTAAAACCTTCAAGTATACTACATGAGTAAGTACGATCCTAACATAGCTGAGTTAATAACTGATATTAAATCTACAATACCTGAAGAGGTGCGAGGTTTAGTATCAGATTTATCTTTTAGAAATCCAGTTAAAAACTTAAATAGAGATTATTTACTATTTAAGGATAGCAGTGTATTTACCCCCGCTGCTAATAATTTTGATGATAACTCTAGAAAAAATAACCCATGCTACACTACAGCTATTCCAGGTAGTTCACAATATTATAAGTATTGGAAAGAACAGAAGGATAAGTGCTTAAATGGATTTACTGCAGGAGGTGTATATATTACAGGTGAACATTACTTTTATCTTAACTTTTGTAGAATAGAAAAGAAAGTTGTTAAAGCAGATGGAAGGGAAACTAAGGAATTAGGCTTCCCTGATTTTGTTTCTATGGATTATTACTATTTCTTGGAGCTAGAATTGTGTGAAAATCCTGTAAAGTTTGGAAGACCTACTACAGAAAAGAAAGGTATTATTTTAGCTAAGGCTAGACGTAAAGGTTTCTCCTTTAAGAATGCTGCAGGTGCTGTATGGATATACACCTTCTTTGCTAAATCTAGAGTTGTAATTGCAGCTGAGATTGAAGATAAAGCTATTAATACATTTAACATGGCTAAGAATATGTGTAACTTCTTAAATGAGTACACAGAGTTTAGGCATTCTAAGTTGAAAGACACACAAACCTTTATTCGTTCAGGTTGGGTGGAAAAAATAAATGGACAAGATGTTGAAAAAGGATTCTTATCAGAGATAAAGATTCTTACACTAAAAGATAATCCAGATAAATCTGCGGGACTTTCCTGTACAAGGTTTATATTTGAGGAGGCAGGTCTAATGAATATGCTTAAAAAAGCTTATAGATTTGCAGAACCTACATTAAGAGATGGAGAGACTTGGGTAGGTATACCTATTATATTTGGTACAGGTGGAGATATGGAAGGCTCTACGCAAGACTTTGCAGAAATGCACAACTCACCTGCTGATTATGGACTAGCTGAGTATCATAATATCTATGAGGAATCAGTAACACAAGCTAGATCTGGACTATTTATAGATGAGTTGTGGTTTAGGCCAGGAGCTTCTTATGTAGATGTAGATGGTAAACTTCATGTATCTATTGATAAGAATGGGAATGCATTTAGGTGGGTAGCTGAATTATCTCTTGATGAGGAGCGTAAGATAGCTTCTAAGGGATCTAAAGAAGATTATGACGTATCCATTACTCAAAAGTGTAAAACTCCAACAGAGGCCTTCCTAAAGCCTGAAGGTAACATATTCCCTGTAGCATTGCTTAAAAGAGTTAGCTCTAGGTTAAGAATGAATAACAGATACAAGAATATTGGAGTACCTGGTAGATTAGAAAGAACTCGAGATGGTGCTAAACCTGTTAAGTTTATACCTGATAGATCATTAGAACCTATATACTCATACCCACATAAGAAATCTTCTAATGCTGAGAGTGCTGTAGTTATATATCAAAGTCCACCAGAGAATGATTACCCTTCAGAGATGTACAAGATAGGGTATGACCCTGTTAAATTTGATGTAGAGAAACACTCTGCATATAAATCTTTAGCGTCTTTAATAGTGTATAAAGGTTATCAGAGGTTTGATCATGGGTTTGATGAGATAGTAGCAGAGTATACAGGTAGATTTGAGTCTACAGATGATATAAATGAGGTAGCTATGTTGTTATCTATGTATTATGGTAATGCTAAAATAATGCATGAGAACGAGATTGGTAAAGATGTAATAGCTTACTTCCATAGAAAAGGTAAAGTCCATTTATTGGAGCAACAACCTGATTCAGCTATGGGTAAGATAATAAGAAATTCAAAAGTAGTGAGGTCTTATGGGGCTCCTATGAATGATAGGATGAAAGCTGGTTGTGAAAAATGGGCTTACAACTGGTTAATGACTGAAAGAGGAACTAGTGAAGATGGAGAAACTATATTTAATTTAGATTTGATACCATCATTAGGGTTAATAGAAGAGTTAATGGCTTATAATAGGGCAGGTAACTTTGATAGAGTTATGGCTTTATTTCAATTAATGCTAGTAATTGAAGAATATAAAGAGGAAGAATTTAAAGAAACAAATACAAACACAATTGCAACACAATTACTTAAAAGATTAGAATAATAAAATGGAAAATAAAAAAGTGGTTTACACTCATAGAGTATCTAAGTCCCAGAAAACTAAGGAATGGCACATTGCCAGAGCTAAAGAAATGCAGACAGATAGTAACTATTCTGTAAACTTTAAAAAGAACAAAATAAATTATGATGCTGTAAATGGTATACTTAATCAAGAAGATTTTGATTATATTACTAAACCTTATGGTATATCTCCCAAGGCAAATATGTCTGACCAGATGCATAATTTCCCTATACTAACTTCACACTTCAAATACTTGGAGGGTGAGATGCTAAAACGTCCAGATAATACTAGAGTATTTACTACTAACCCTGAAGCTGTTCAAGAGAACAATAAAAAGAAGGGTGAATTGAACTCTATGTTTGTTATTAATGAGATTAAGAAAGCTCGTATAGAAGAGGCTCTTAAAAGTAATCCAGAGATGCAGGAAGAAGAACTTGCTAAAATGGAACAAGAGGTTATGTCCCCAGAAGAGATTAGTAGGTATATGAGGGATTATAGAGACTCTTATGAGACTATGGCCCAAGAGATTTATAACCATCTTAAAGAGGAGCAATTTTTAAAAGAGAAAGATAGGACAGCATGGAAACATGGTCTTACTTCTGCTTTTGAAATATACTATACTGGCATTGTTAATAAGAAGCCTATAGGTAAAGTTGTTAATCCACTTAGATTCGCATGTGATATGGACCCAGATCTTATGTTTATACATGAGGGAGAATGGGCAACTACATATGATTATATGAGCCCTTCTAGAGTAGTTTCTATGTTCCCTAACCTTACAAAAGGTGAAATAGACCAAATATATGATAACAGTAAAGGTACTGGAAGTGGTGCTAGGACTAGAATTGATGATAAATGGGAAATTGAAGCTGATGTAGATACAAGTGATTGGTGGTCTGTAGACTTTGATGGTAGTCCTGCTACAACTAATAACCTTTCTAAGGTTAGACATCATGTTTGGAGAGACTGGTACAAGGTAGGTTTCTTAACTTACATGGATGAAGATGAAGGTATACAAGTAATGAGAGTACCTGAAGGTTATTCAGTTAATAAAGAACGTGGGGATATTTCTATTAAGTGGGAATGGTATCCAGAAATTAGACAAATAACTAATATTAATGAAGATATTTGGACAGAGTGGGGAGCAGTAGATAGATTCTATGAGAACCTAGAAGATCCTTATGATTGTCCTCTTCCTTATACAGGTGTAATACATAACAACTTAAATTCACAACCAGTGGGTCCAGTTGATTTGATGCTACCTTTTCAGTACTTTGCTAATATAGTATTTAGATTAATACAAAGAGATATTTCTTCTGATAAGGGTAAAAAATTGATTGCTAATATAAATCAAATTCCTACATCAATGGGTATAGATTTAGACAAATGGCAACATTACCTAAACTTAGATGACATTATATGGGTTAATCCTAATGAAGAAGGTAACAGGGGTAACAATGATTTAACTTCATGGAGAAGTGTAGATATGACTGCCGCTGCATCTATAGATAAAAAGATACAATTACTTGAATATATTGACACACAATGTGGTAAAGTTATTGGTATGAATGATGCTAGAACAGGTCAGCAAAGTAGAGGTGAATTAGTAGGAACAACACAACAACAAATTGTGCAATCTAATTATACTACAGAGCCTTGGTTTGCAACGCATGAATTAGGTAAAAAAGCATTTATTACTCAACTACTTAATGTAGCTAAGTTTGCTTATCATACTTATGGTACTGAAAGTCTTACTTATATCTTGTCAGATTTATCTAAAAAGGTAATTGAACTAGATTTAGAGAAACTTCCAATGGCTACTATAGGCGTGCACATATCATCATCATCTGAAGACATGAGAATGTATGAGGAATTGAAGGCATTAGCACACGCAGCTGTACAAACACAAGCAGCTACACTAGGTTCTATTGCTAAAATGATTAGAGGTAATGCAACTCCAGGAGAAATGATAGATATGCTTGAAGATGGAGAGAATAAAATACAACAAATTCAATACCAAAATGCAGATGCAGAGAGAAAGTCTAAAGCAGAGATTGAAAAAGGTAAGCTAGATTTAGAAAAACTTAAACTAGAAATGGATAAGTATAAGGCAGACTTAGTAGCTGAAACAGCTAGGTACGTTGCGGAAGTAGGTTCATTTAAATTCTCAGAAAATCAAGACAGTGATGGTAATGAAGTTCCAGATCAATTAGAAGTGGATAAATTTTTAGCAGATTCAGATATAAGAATGAAAGAGTTAGATATGAGGTCTAATGAAATAAATAAAAAATTAGGTATAGATCAAGAGAAAAATAGATTAAAAGAAAAAGAGATAGAAAGTAAAGAAAGAACAGAAAAGTTGAAAGCTAAGACTGCTTTAAAGAATAAAGTTTCTGGCGAAAAGTAAAAAAGGCTATACAGTGAGGAATAAACCTTACTAAATGCACAAAATAAATTTGTAAAAGTAAATAAAAATAATTATAATTGTATTAAAATGAGTGAAAAAATAACATTTGAAGATGTTTTCAATGCTGATGGAGAAGAAGGATGGGAAATCCTAGACGAAACCTCTTATGAAGTTGATGATGCTATAGGGAAACCTAATAGTGATAAAGACGAGGAAGAGGAAGAAGAAGATTCTGAAGTAGAGATTGAAGAGGAAGAAGAGCCTGAAGGTGGTGATGATTCTGATAAAGATGAAGACCCAGAAGGTGGTGAAGGTGAAGATAACTTACTAGCTTACATTACTGGAAAATGGTCTGAATCAGGTTTAGTAAGTATACCAGAAGGTATGTCTATTGAAACTGAGGATGATTTAGATAAGATTATAGAGTATACTATAGAGGAGCAGTTGAATAACTACAAAAATTCTCTATCAGATACCTCTAAAAGCTTTCTAAACTTTATTGAAAAGGGTGGTAATCCATCTGATTTTATATCTGTATCCGCAAAAGAAGACTATTCTACTGTAAAAGCAGATGATGAAGAAGGTAAACTTACTGTCATTAGAGAACTATATAAAAAGAAAGGCCTTAGTGCTAATAGAATTAATACATTGGTAACAGCATTAGAAGATAATGAGGAGATTGATGAAGAGTTTGAAGAGGCTAAAGGATTTTTTAAGAAAGAAAAAGAAGCTGAATTAGAAGCACTAGAAGCTACAGAAGCAGCTAGAGTAGCATTAAGGACTTCTGAACAACAAGACCGAGAGAAATCAATTAAATCTTTGATTACAGATTCAGATGAGATAAGTGATTTTCCAATTAAGACTCAGAAAGCTAAGGATGAACTAACTAGTTATATATTTGATAGAAATGTTAAGTATACAGATGACGAAGGTAATTCTTATATGGTTACTCAGTACCAATTGGATAAGGTTGAAAGGAATAAAGTAAAAGAAGTAAAACTTGAAGATATGGTCTTTGATGCATTGTATACAAAAAATAAAGGTAAATTAACCTCTATTAAAAAGAAAGGTGTAACAGAGCATTCTAACAAGTTTAAAGAACTGAGTAAGCAATACAAACAGCAATCCACGGCATCTAAGTTGGCCAATGGAGGCGGAAAGAATCCTAGTACGGGTTCCAAATCTAAATCATCATTTAATGATTGGCTTGCTTTAGATTAATAATAAATAAAAATAAAATAAACAATGGCAAATTTAAATTTAAAAGCAAAAGTACGTCACAGACCGTGGCATGCAAATGATACAGAAATGAACCACCTTGCAAAGGCAGGTTTAGTATCACCAGAGAAAGTATCTAGGAAACTTGAACGTCAGTTCATTTCTAGATCTAATATGTATAATCCAATGCAAGCGTATGCTGATGCAAATCCTTCACGTGTGAAGAAGATGACTCAGGATGTATATGAGTGGGAACTAATGGGAGCGTCTGATAGACCTCTTGTATGTGTTCGTGACTTGGAGCCAGCTAACCTTAAAAAAGGTCTAGGTAAATCTCCATTTGATATCATGCTAGATGCTAATTGGTACAAAGTTGGTGATGTAATAGCTCCTGCAAATAAGCGTTATTTGTTAAGAGTACAGCAACCTCCTACGAAAGTTGGTGGAGCTAAAGGATATAAGTACACAGTACAATTCCAGGAAGATGATAAATCTTTATTCCTTCCAAATTCATACCTAAGAACAGGTGCTAAGTTCTCAAAACTATTCTCCACATACGGTGAAGGTTCTGATAGTGCAGGTTCTGTACATTTCGCTATGCCTTTCTCACTTAGAACACAAACTTCTAAGATAAAGAAAGAGTATAAGATTACAGGTGATGCTGCATCTAAAGGAGTGTTAGAAATTGCGTTAATGGATGCAAATGATAAGGTACATGAGTCTAAATGGATTAACTACGCAGATGCTGAGTTTAAGGCACAGTTCGCTCGTGAGAGAGAATTCTTATACTGGTATGGTAGAGAGTCTAATGCTACTCCTGATACTACTGGTCGTCCAGTAAGAACAGGTGCTGGTATTGAGCAGTTGATGGAATCAGGTCATCTACATTATTATAACAAATTAAGCACTAAGCTTATTCAAGAGTATCTTGAAGATATTTTTTATAATAGAGTAGGGTTTAATTCACGTCACGTACAAGCCTACACAGGTGAGTATGGGTCAGCTTCTCTACACAAAGCTCTAGAAAGTAATGCTAGTAAGTTCCTTACAATGGATACTACTATCATTAATGATGCAGCAGGTTCTGAGTTCAATAAGAACGCTAAAGAATTTGGTCGTCAATTCGTGAGATATAGAGGAATCAATGGTGTTGTATTTGATATTAATCACAACCCATGTTATGATGACACTTCTAAGCAATGGTTAATAGACCCAGTTACAGGTAAGCCTGCAGAGTCTCAGAAATTTACTTTCTTTGATCTTTCAGATTCATCTGGTGGTGGTAATCTTGAAATCCTTCAAGGTGAAAAGAAATCAGGTTATGTATCTGGTCTTACTTCTCCTTTTGGTGCTAACAAGGGTGCAATGATGAGTAATTCAGAAGATGCTTATACTATGATTGAGCAAGAAGAATGTGGTGTAAAAATTACAGATGTATCTAGATGTGGTCAACTTAGACTAAGTATTAGTAAATAATAAAAACTTATAGGGAGGGCATAACACTCTCCCTATATTTTAATTGATATATAAAATGAGAGAAAAAACAGAAGCAACAGTAATAGTAAGACCAGTGGTAAGGAGTAAACCATGGGTTAATACTAAAGATTTTGATAAAAATAAACTACATAACGCTAGTACAGTATTAGTGCCAGATATGGATTCTTATGGATTACACACTGGATTAGATGATGCAACAGAGGCAGAGTTTGAAAAGAAACTAGGTTACCCTGCAGGTTACTTAGCAAGTGTAGTAACAAATGATTTTTGGACTGAGTTTACAATTAAACTTAAAGATGAGCCAAACGTGTACCATAAAGCCACTCCAAGAGAGGCTCTTATAATTGAGGTACTAAAGGCACATGGTAAAGTAGCAAATTCAATAGAGGATATTAGTCCTGATACAGATTTCTATATAGAAGATATAGAGGCTGAAGCAGAGGAGAATATTAAAAAGGTTGAGATTAAAGAGGAAGCTTTTATTAAGTTTACCAAACTTTCTTCTCAAGGTAAAAAAGACATATTAAAAATATATGGAGAAGGTGGGGACACTGTTAATGAAAACACTATTAAACAAATGTTAGCAGCTAAATTAGAGGATGATCCTACTAAATTCTTAAAAATAACAGGCCTTTCTAAGGAAATTGTAAAGACCAGAGCTTTCATATTTGATTTAGAAGATTATGGAGTTATTAGAAAAAGAGCAGATGTTTATTTTGATGGTGATAATAGTTTAGGAGATGTGAGAACTTTCTCAGAATTCCTACTAATGCCAGATAAGCAATCTTCTTATATAATGTATCAAGATAGATTAGAACACGCTAAAATAGGTAGTTAATATAAATGACCGTAGAAGAGCAACATATTGATTTTAAGAGGAAACTTAACAAGGTTGATTCACAGAATTATAGAAACTTTAGACCAGAGGAGATAGATTTATATCTTAATGAAGGTCAAGAGTTATTTATAAAGAAGAGATTAAACCGTAATAACATTTATCAAGTTGGATTTGAAACTACTCAGAAAAGAATAGAGGATCTAAGAGATATACATGTTAAGTTTGAAGGAGATTCAGTGCAACCACTGGCTCCAACTTTAATTGGTACAAACGTCTACACATTTAGTTTAGCAGGTTTAGGCCTAGTAAATGATAAATTAAAATACCTATATAAAACTAGAGTAAGTTTCAAAGGTACTAAAGGTACTTGTACTGCTGTAGATTTAGATGGTGTTGCAGCCCAAACTGATGATTTAAATGAAATATTAAGGTCGGAATTTTATAACCCCTCTTTTGAGTGGAGACAAGTTCCCTACTTATTTTCAGAAGATCTCCTGTATGTTTATACTGACGGGACATTTGCTATCACGGAATTAAGGTTAGATTATATTAAACGTCCTTTAAAGATAGCTAATCCAAATGCTGTTAAAGACAACTCAGGTACTATACTAGGATATAATTATCCTGATGGTACTGCTGCAGTACAAACTGATTGTGAATTACAATCTATGTATGTGCCTTCAGAGATAGTTGATGAAGCAGTAAGATTAGCAATGATTGATTTAGGAGATCAAAGAATACAACTTGGAAATACTAAGTTGAGTATAAATGAATAAAATAAATAAATAAAATGGAAAAAAGAGTAAGTAAATTTTTATCATTAGTAGACAACACACAAGCTGTTGTTGCTAATGGTGTGAGTCTTTATAATTTAACAACTGGTGCTTTTAACGTAGCCCCTGGTCAATTAGGCCTGTTTGATTATGATACAAAATTGGCAATTTCTACTGCAATACCTGCAACAACTAAGAAAGTATATTTCGTAGTAGGTGTAGATGCAGATGGAGATGCAACAACTGATAATTTAGAGTCTTCTCTTCCTATTGATGTTAAGAGAGTTAGTGGTATAGTAAAGCAAGATTATGTTGCACCTGTAGCTCAACTTAAATACATCACATGGAATAAGACTGATTGTGAAACAGACTATTGCCTAAAGGTAAATGTTGATTCAGTAGAAATATCTGAGTATATGGGATACAATCCTTTATATAAAACTTTCACTATTACAACTGAATGCTGTGATTCTGATTGCAACAGTTGTGGTGGAGGAGATTGTGCACTTTTAGGTGCGTCTCTTGTAGCGGAAATTAATGCAGATCCTGATAAATTCTTTAGTGCAGCTTTAGTTAGTCCTGGAGATTTTGTACTATCAAATGTTAATCTTACTATGGATACATCTGTAGTAGTAGATTTCAATGGTATTACAACTACTGGAGCTTTTACAGTAGCTGATAGTGTAGGTGGAGCAGCCGCTCTACAAACTGCAATACAAGCAGCTTTAACAACTTCTGGTACTGGTGGAACTGTAACTGTAGTATGGACTGCAGCTGAAGATTTTTCAATCACTGTGTTGAATTCTGCTGCTACTAGCATTACACTAGATACTACAGGTGCTTTAACATCTACAGATTCTGATGGATGTTCTGGTATAATGTTAACAACTAACTTTACCAAGTTATCTGATTTCTGTCAAATACCTATTAGTGTCCTTGATACTTCTGGCGTTAGTTTGACTGTAACTGGACTATGTGGTTTTGATTGTAACATGACTGTAACTGAGCCTCAAAGCCTAGTTTATGAGATGAACAACGGAGTTAGTATTAAAAACAGAGAAGAAGAGTCTACAGGATTCGGACCTAACTTGTTGTATAGATATACTTCATTAACTAATACCCCAGATGGTGTTATTAATAGAGATCTTTATACAGATGCAAGTTTAAAATATGTAACGTATTCTATTGAGCATGTGGATAACCATGAAGGTGCTCCTTCTGGCCACAGATTTGATAGTACACAATACACAATATTAGCTGTAGCAACTACAGGTGCAGGGGCAACCCATACTACCAAGACGGCAGTAGAAGTACTTGTGGCTTTGTTAGACTAATTTTATATATCTTCAATTGTTATAATAGGGGTAAGGGTTTCCTCCTTTACCCCTTTTTAATTTAAGAAAAACATAATATGACACCACTTACAACAATAGTAAAAAACTTAGGAGTTTCATTAGGAGTAATTAACAAAAGGTTAATAACTGAAGAAATTACTTATAAAAAATTAAAATATAAAACAATTACAAAAAGTTTGATAGTAGGTCAAAAATATACACTTCTTTATAAAGGAGAAGATGACATAGAATATAAAATTTCAAAAACACATAAAACAATATACTAATGAATAAAATAATTAAAAATATAAAAGAACTT